GCCGTTTTATTGTTATCAACTTTTGATTGGCAAGGTTGTGAATGGCTCGATGAATACTTGATCTCGATAACCCTGTTTCCTTTTTAATAGTAGCAAATCGAGGATAGGCTTTACCAGATTTACCATTCATAAAACAAACCAGCGCAAAATAAACTATCTTATCAATAGCTGATAGCTTTTTATTAAATATGATATTTCTATCGCCTACAAAGAATAAGCTCATTTCTTCCCCTCACAAATTAAATCGTGCCGTTCCTGGAGTAATTGCATTACTTGCAACCAACCATCTGGCAGCATAAACATTTCCTCAGATCTCCATGGTGTTAGTTGCTTAATTCTAAAGGATGTAATACTCTCGCCATCCACCTTATAAAAAACCAGGAAACTTGGCAGACCAGCTAATTCGGCTAATTTCTTTGTAGTTGTCGTTGCCTTCCAAGGTTGACCCACATCAAAAGCAGTTTCAGCTAGATACAAAGGAGTTTTACATTTTAAACAAATACCCGTTGCATCAATATCTATCATTCCGAGCTTTTCTGGTAATGCTCGATGCCATAAAGAATAAGCTGAAAACTTTACATCCTTATAATAAATATCTCTAGCCAATTAAAGATCTCCCTTATTTCTAAATTGATTGACTTGTTCTTTTAACTTAACTTCTAATTCCTTAATTTTTAATTCAGCTTTAGATAATTTAGTTTGTAGCTCGCCATTAATTTCTTTATGAGACTTGCTAATTATTTCAAAGTTAGAGTTTTCTTCTGCCAATCTTTCTAATTCTTTTTTAAGAGTTATAATTTCCTGGTCTTTTTTATCTAAAATATCAGCCATAACAAATAAGCAATGGATCTCCCAAATACTTCTCCTTTAAATTATCATTTGATTTATGGTTATAATCACAACAACCAGCACTTAAACTATTTGGATATTTATTTACATAAACCATGTAAGATTTGCAAAACTGATCCCATTCATATTTAACTATATCTATTGTTTGATTTTGTGTTGCCTTTGGAAATAAAATTAAAGCTGCAACAATAAATAAAAATAAATATTTCATTTAAAAGTTATCTCCGTTACATCTTGAACCCAAGCAGCGGGAATAGTATTTAAGTTGCCAACCTCTAATCCATCTTCATCTTGGGAATAATCGGCAAAGATTGTAATTTTTTCTCTTGTTTGGATGAGCTTATAACCCAACGAATAGCAGACAGCGGGTTTAAGTCTAATTGCTTTTGGAATTGACATCCACTCGTTACTAGCAAGAGTATCAACCCACCTAACTTGCACCAACGGATAATCATCTATAGTTCCTGTTAATTTTTTTTTCTTACTCATAAAAACTAGAAGGTTTGACTTTTCCCTTTGTTTTTTGGGAAATCAGTTTCATAAATTCTGGTCTAGGTATTCTCTCTTTGTTGCACCAACGAAATACAGTTGATCCAGGAGACGTACCTTTAATTCCTAAAAATTCAGCTAGTTTTTTATGCGATAAGTTTTTTGATTTTCTAAATGTTTCTAATTGCATAATTTACTTATATGGATAATTACCAATTTGACAAGTATATATCCATATTCTATGTGGAAATCGTGTTAAAAACTAAATATTTATGCAACTTTGAGAGGTATTCGCAAATAGTTCTTGCATATATTTACTTATTGAATTAGATTGACAATATGACAATAAATAAACCAAAGCTGCGTATTATAAATAATACATTTCAACAAGACACTATGGCTGAATTAAAAAAATTATTAGTAGAAAAAAATATGTCGCAAGCGGATTTAGCAACGGCATTAAAAAGAGACAAAACTACTATCAATCGTTGGTCCAAGAATAGCCGTGAAATTACTTGGGATAATGCAATTAAAATAGCTGAAGTTTTACATTGTCATCCAGTAGATATAATGCAACCAAGAAAAGAAATTATTTTAAAATTTTATATTAACAATGATTGCATTGTTAAAAATTATTCTAAAGATGAACAACACCCTATATTAGTACCCTATGACTATTATAAACCCAATGTAAAAGCTATTGAATTTGTAGCTCCAGGTACAGAAAACCATAAAAAAATATATTTATTTGATGTTCCAAATCAAGCTAATAAATTTAGCAGTATAAGTATTAATAAAGTTTGTTTTGTTACTCCTTCAAAAAAATGGAAAAAAAAAACTGGAGCAAATAATGATACTTTAGGAATTGTTAAAACTAATGATGATGGTACTTTAAAAATTATAAATCCAATTACAAGAAAACCAGTTAATAAAAATTGCGAAAAATTTAACGCAGAAGATATAGAGATTTGCGTACCAGAAAAAGCCACATACTATCCAGAGTTGTTATAAATCACTAAAACCTAGCATCCATACCAATATGGATATATCCATATATTGTATTGACAAGAATCTACAAATGTTTACTAATTGTTCTGTTGATTCGGTTTATGGAAAAAGACGATTTTTTAGATAATATAAAAGAATTACCTAAGTGGGTTGAGCTTTATGGTATTAACCATCACTCACCTTCACAAATAAATTCTAATGATGATATTTGGAGTTACAAATATTTATATTTATCCCAAGAAGAAAGACGTGAGCTACCTATAAATTCTAAAATGTTTAGTGGTGTTTGTATTGGCGACATGGCGCAATTACAATTTGGAAATTTTGTTTGGGAATATGTAAAAGGAAAAGGTTTAGTTAAAAACCCTATTCCGCCACAAAGAAAAATATTTGATAAAATTATAGAAAAATTTACTTTATATGATCCAGCTAACGAGGCTGATAAAGCGCAGCATGAAATAAATAGACAAGGTTTAGCATTAACATTTCAACAATTAAAATTTGGTTTAAAAGAAGTAGGATTAAAATCTCCCATTGAATGTGAAAGATCGGTTAGTTTAGAATTACCTAATTGTATTTTGCCTTGTATCGGTAGAATAGACATAGAAGATGAAAACAATTTTGTTGAAATAAAAACTAAATGGAGAAAAAAAAACAGACCAAGAAAAGATGGTACATCTAATTATTCTTTACCCAAAATAGATGAAGGTTATTTAGGTTGGCAAGATCATATCTTACAAGTTGCTTTTTATTGGTTAGCAAATAATAAAAAAAAGAAACCACATTTATTAGTTCTTTCTGAAAAAGATTATAATCTTTTCACTCCAGAAAATTGTGATGATTTAAAACCAGAAAATTTACAATTACAATTAAATAAAATGGCAATAGTTGCAAAGCGTAGAGAAAGAGTTATGGAAAACCACGCTGGTAAAACTACTTGGCATCAAGATATTCCGTGTGATTTTGAACATTTCTTTTGGAATGGTTTAGGGGATCACAAGCAAGCAGCAATGAAACTGTGGGGTATGATATGAGACGAGATACATCAACTATTAATCCGCAAATGTGGCTGCTTAAAAAAAAATTAGTAAAGGAAAAAAACAATTCAAAAGGTTTGCTCCTTATATTGATTGTTTTTCTTATCTCCCTCTTAGTTATAAGTCATCACTTTACTAATAAAGGTAGCCAGATGCGTTTGACAGAGATGTTAGACAGGGGTTTTAATTACGGCAGTAATCTTTCCCTTCATTCATACATCTGGCTATCAGAAAGTTCTTATGTCTAAAGTAATACATTTAAACACACTTAAACCTTATCTTGCTAAACTAAAAGCAAATGGTGGTATGTGGAAGATTGGTCCAAGTAAATATGCAATTAAACATTTAGAAGTAGAAAAATTAGCAAATTTATACGGCATTGAAACTGATATTAATTTAATACATTGTAATTTAGAAAAAGGTTGTGCAGTAGTTAAAGCTGGAGCTAAATACAATGCCAAAACATTTTATTCACTTGGAGAAGTATCTCCTTTAAATAACGATTTCCCCTATCCTGTAGCAGTTGCTGAAAAGCGCAGTGTTGATAGAGCTATATTAAAAGCTCTTGGTATACATGGTGAAGTTTATTCAGACGTAGAACTAGATAATAAAAAACAAAACTATAATGAAAATACGGGTGTTGATTTAAACCAGGCAACTATCATTGAAGAAAGAATTAAAAACGCTAGTCATCAAGCAAACTTAGATCAGATAGCAAGTCAAAATAAGAATTTTTTAGCAGAGCTAAAGAAACAAGATTTAGAAAGGTATGAAAAATTAAAACAAGCCTTTTTAAATAGAAACCAGCAATTTAATGGAGGTTAATATATATGGCTGAATTTCAAAAACCAAAAGATCCTAATTGGATCGCAACCTTTTCAATGAAAAGGAATGCTGACAAACAAGCTGGAGATAAAAGACCAGACTTGGTGTTGGTAGATAGTGAAAAGATAAATCAAAAATCTGGGAAACCTTATCGTAAGAACTTTACGATTAATGATACTTGGTGCGAGGCATCTTGTTATATCCAAGAAAATAAGGATTTGAAAATTACCATCAAAAAAACTGGCGGAGATAAGCCAGCAGATGATGGATTTGCAAGTCAATTTTAGGGGAAACAATGCAATATGGTTTAACTAAAAAACAACTAAAACTTTTTAAGTTTATTAAAAATTATATTGCTAAAAAAAACTATCCGCCTTCGTATAAAGAAATTGCGGAGGCGGCTGGTTTAAAATCAAAAAATTCTGTTAATGTTTATGTAACTAATTTAGAGGAAAGAGGATGGCTAAAAAGAATAAGAGGCAAAGCAAGAAGTATACAAATAATAAAATGACAAATTCTGAAATGTTCAAACCAATAATTTATAGCAGCTTGGAAAAGCAAGTAGACGGAAATCATTACAAGGATATGAAGATCCAACCAGCTCAATTCATAAACGAAAATAGGCTTGAATTTTCAGAGGGTTGCGCTATAAAATACATCTGTAGACACAAAAAAAAAGGCAAAATAAAAGACATCAATAAAGCCATTCACTATTTAGAAATGATTAAGGAAAGAGATTACCCAAATGGGTAAGTACGAAAAATTCTGGTCTGGATCAGTTTCATTTACTGCAACTGAAACATTTAAAAATCTAGACACGGCTTCCCAAGCGAGTGTGCCAAGTGAAGCTGCTAAGATCGTAATAGATAACAAAACTTTAAGTTACGATTTTCAAAGGATAAAGGAGGTAGACACCAATGCAAACACACTACCAACATCTCGAAAAGAAAATCGAGACAAAGGAAAAGGAGAGAAAAAGTCTTAATGCTAAAATTACAAGACTTAAAAGCAAGAATGATGGAATATATCCGCCAGGAATTGCCTCTCTCTCTAAACAGGCTCACGCAAAACTTATTGATGTGATCCAGTTACAAGACGAGTTAGTTAAACTACAAGCATAACTAACTACTTTAGAATAATTCTAAACTAAGTCATATACTTAGTACACCCTCGCTACGCCTAAACAAAGAAAAGCCAAATTGTCAATCACTCATTGACAGATTAGCAATATAGTTGTATTGATTTGTTATATGAAATTTTGGTTAGTTAAAATTAATAATCATTATAATATACAAGCCATTACCGATACGGGTAAAAAGTTTTTTGTAAGACACAAAGGTAAAACTATTAAGTTTGAACTGAACCAAAAGAGACAAGCTAAAATTTATATTAAAAGTTTAAATCCAGAAGATATAGTTGGTCCAGATGATAAGATTAAATTTGATAATGCTTTTAATCTTTATGTTAAATCTGTATTAAGCAATGAATTAAATACGGAAGAGTATAATAGAGTACAAGTTGGCTATATTAAGCATCATATCCAGCCGTATATTAATAAAACGTACCTACACCAGTACCTCGCATCAGATTTTGAGGGATATACCCTTAAAAAGCTCCTACGTTCCAAGAAATACATATTTGATAGCGAGGGTGGTAGATCTACTGAAACTATAGGTAAAAAGGTAGTTAAGGAATGCGTTGGCGAATTTAAGAAGTTTTTAAAGTTTTGTAAGAAACATAAATGGAAGGTTGACTTAGATATATTAGATTTTGAATTTAATAAAAATACATTTGGCGATACACCTAAAGACATTATCCTACCCTCTTATGCCGATGTGGTTAAACTTATAGAAAGCGAAAAGAATTTAAGAGATAAATGTTTATATAGATTGGGTGCTGAAACGGGTTGTAGAACCAATGAGGCAGTAGCCATTTGTGAAGATGATATTGATTATAATGAAGGTACTGTATTCTTTAGACACTCATTGGATCGTTGGTCTAACTTTAGAGCTAATTTTTTAAAGACAAGAACATCAAGAAGAAGAGTAGAAATATCAGATGAATTATTAAACCTATTTAAGATTTATATAAAATCAAGATTTATAACTAAAGTAAAAGATCACAGAAGAGTATTTAATAATTTAACCAAAGACAGAGTTTATAAAAGATTAACCAGGGTAACCAAAAGACTTGGCATTAAATGGCAAGGTGGTTTCTCTGTATTTAGAAAATTCAACTCCTCTCTAGTAAGAGATCAGCAATTCCTAACCGATAAACAATTTATGGATAGGTATGGATGGTTAAACTTAAATACTTTTGGAAGATGGTATCAGAGGGATTTGGATATGAATAGACCAAAAAGAAAAGCTGCCATTAACAATTTAATAAAAGGATAAACATGGATGCGCTACATGAAAAAGGAAGAATTGCAAAGTTTCTCTTTGCATTTAGGTTCTTAGATAAAGTTGTAGATAATGGTAATGGTACGCAATGTAAATTGCCAAGACGAAAGAACCAAACACAACACGCAAAAGCCATTGGTTGCACCTTCCAACAAATACAGAAGGTAGAGAAAACACAAAATGGTATTGCATCGGATAAGCTATTTTTACTTTTAAAAAAGGAAGGTTATGACATTAATTTAATCTTTAAAAGTAATCCAGAAGAGGTGTTGGATAAAGTTAATAAACAATATCATAACATGATATTAAAGCATTTTGCTAAAGTAGATAAGAATATAGAAGAAGAAAGAAAGCTACAAGCAAGATATAGACCAATGCTCCCTAAGTTAGAAAGAGAATTGTCATACGAAAATACTTTTGGCAAAGGTTTATAACACGCAAAAAAAAAGGAGGGGAAAATTAATTCCCCTCTTTAATAATTCACTCTCAGTTTCACTCTAAGAAAAAAAATAAGCATTGATTACCAACGCTTAAATGGTCGGGGCGGCAGGATTTGAACCTAACGCCATTCCGTTAAATTGTTATTGTTATATAACACTTTCTTTCTTAAATTGTATAATTTTAGTTGACAATTATGCCTATAAAATAACGCTTATTTTATTGGGTGGTGTCTAGTTGACCCATCATACACTCTAACAAAACTCTTGTAATTATTCGTAAGTTTTATCTAAAGCTCTTTGCTCATCATCATCTTTCATACATTGATAATGAGCTTT